AAGTACTGGCAGGCTGATGGTGCGGCTACCACCAAGCCATACGCCCGAGCCTTCTGCGCAGTGTACTCCCCTATCACCCGCGAGCAGATGAGTGGCGGGTACGAGATGGGCGACGTGTACGTGGATGAGATCAGGCACCTTGCCCGCCTGATCAAGACCGACTACGATCCGCCCAAGGAGGCCTGATGCTGCGCATACTGCTGCGCCTCCTACACCGACGCAGGAAGCGCATCAACGTACATCGGGGGCCTTCCCGATTCTTCCACTAAGGAGGCGTAATGACCACCCCCGAGGCCTGGGGTGGCGAGCCTCTCAAGACCACAATCCATACGGGCGCCAAGTTCACCATCTTCAACCTGAGTCATGTCGTCCTGAAGGTGGGCGGCATCACCATAGGCGAGAATCGTGGTGGCTGGGTAGACCCGCATGGGTCGATTGTCTGGGAGCCTAGCTACTCCTACATGCTGCTCGGTGAGTCGGACAAGATACTGCCCGCCAACGAGGAACTGGTGGACCTCTGCCTGGCAGCAGGCGAACAGTCTGTGCTGGTGGAGTTCCAATACGGAAGCTGGTACGGCTACAAGTTCTTCACGGAGGCCAACCTATGAGGGAGGATGATGGACCCAACACTTAGCGCACTGCGGGAGCGTGCTGCTGCCGCCACGCCTGAGGTTCGGCGCCTCATGCTGATCGACGGCACCATGTTCACCCGCATGACCATCCAGAACAGGACGGAGATAGCGGAGCGTGCCTTCCTCCACTACAGGCGGACAGGCAGGGTTACGCAGGCCCTCAACCTGTACCATGCTGTGGAGCAAACGCTGGCTAGCGCCCGCAACCTGACCGTGGAGGACAGTGAGGCCATGTGGGCGCTGCGCAAGACCCCCCATGCTGCGGAACGCTACCTTCAGCGGTTCGTCTGGGGGATAGGGGTGCCGAAGGCCCACTTCGCCCTGGCCTGCGCAGGGTTCGGCAGGGGCGGCTGTATCGACTCCCGCCTGGGTAACAAGTACGCCGACAGGCTGGCCGCCTTTGCCAAGCGCACATCGGATGGGCTAGGCTGGGTGTGGCACCCGTCCGCACCAGGGTGGGAGCGCTACGCCGCAGCTTGCGAGGCCCTGTGGGGTCGAGGGGACCACGCTAACAAGCAGTGGGTGGAGTGGCTGCGTGACATGAGGCGGGAAGGGAGGACGACAGGGCATGAATGTCTACTGTGACGAGTGCGGGTGGCATGCCACCTGTAACAGTTGCGGCGGCGAGGGGTTCACCAGGCTGGACGATGTGTATTCAAGGTGTATACATCGTGGCTGTGGACTGCTTATGAGCGACACAGACTTCCAGGTTCAGCATGCCTGGTGGGTGAATCACCAACCCCAAATAGACAGGGAGCAAGCGGAGGAACTACGATGGGAGTCAACCCATGATCGTTGATCGACTGGACATACTGAGCATGATGATGGACTGGGAGGAAGGCACCCTCATGTGGCGCAGAACCCTAGTCCTATTCTCTACTCTGATCAGAACGGGCCTCATCTGGCAACTTCAGGGCTGCTACGGGAGGATGGCGCACAACCTGCTGGAAGCAGGAGTTATCAAGGGCGACGGCGAGATCGACTGGGAGAGAGCAGAGGACTACTTCGAGGAAGTCGAGGAAGGAGGTGGGTAATGGCCTGGGAACACGATGGGCACACCGTCACCTATGTGGAACATTGCGTTACGGACGTGGAGTACACGGTGGTCGGCGCTGCCGCCAACTCTGAACTGCTCGTACTGCGAGTGCGCGAGCAATCGAGTGATGAAGTGTTCACCGACGTGACAAGCGATGAGGCATGGTGCCACACCTGCGCCAAGCGTGTGGTCTTTGACGAAGTGGAGTGGACATGCGACTGATCAAACAGCAGTGCTGCTATCGGCCATGCCCTGGCCGATGGGGCATCGAAGGGCGCCAACCCTGGCGCCACTGGCTATGCTATATCGCCCAACTAAGGAGGTACCATGGCTGGCGATAGGGGCTGGCTAATCAACGTGATCGTGCCTGTATTCATCCCGCATGATGCGGAGTCAGGTGCTACCTGTGAGCGGGATGCGATAGCCTATGTGAAGGAGGGCCTGAGGCTGTATCCCTTCAGCAAGGCGAAGCTGGACACCTGTGAGTTCAGAGTGAAGTACGAGAAGGGGTGAGACATGACGAAGGCAGACCCAGCGGACTGGTCAACCTGTCCGTACTGCGATGGCGGCAACATCGAGGGCGACCGCCCCTGGATTGAAGGTGGCGAGATAGTCCAGATCGTCTACTGCCATGACTGCAAGACGGCATGGTACGAGTGCTACGTCCAGTCCCATCGTGAGGACTGCAACGGCGACCTACTTTAGGAAGGAGAGAACAGGGGCGATGCTAGGGGATACGCTAGTTCAGATATATGCGAGCGTGATGGATTCCCTGAAACTACAGAATGAGGCGCTCGCGCGCATCCTAGAGATGCTGACCGAGATTCAACGAAGACTGGAGGAAGGACGATGATCAAACTGGGCCTAGTGCCCGACGAACGAGATGAGCGTGGACTGCCCCTGTTCGAGGTGCGGGCAGTCTTCACGGTGTACGGTGATCAGGCGGTCTACTCGCTGATCGACTGGCTGTACGACCACGATCTGCCGCTGATGGCGGACGACCTATGGGACCAGCTATCCTACCTGAGGGGGCAGTGATGCTCGGCCTGAAGATGGCCCAGGACATCCTCGCCCAAGCCGCCTTCGGCTGGACGAAGGAGGACGCCCACGCCGCAGGGGTGTGCATCGACTGCCGCCTGGCGCCCAAACCGAGGTCGGAGGCGGACGTGGGGGAGTACCGCATAAGTGGGCTGTGTCCCGACTGCTTCGAGAAAGCGACCAGGCCGAGGAAGCACTTCGACATCATCGACCCCGACGAACCGCCGCCCAGCGATGAGGGGGACGACGGACTGTGGGACAGCGAGGCCCACGCCGACCAGCAGTGGGACGACATCAGGAGCAACGAATGATCAAGCTGCACAAGATCGAGAAGGGCTACTACGAGGTGTGGGCTGACACGTCGCTGGCCCCCGAGGGCGGGCGACCCGTAGTCCACGCCTACCTGGGCAGGGTGTACGCTGTCGCCTTCTACAACCTCACGTTCTGGCGGGCCATGACTGTCAGGGGCAGGCTCTCCCCGTGGGATGCCGAGTTCCCCACTCGCAAGGCGGCGGTGGCCTGGCTCGTCGCCCATGTGGAGGATCGGCGGGATGATAGTTATCAGTAACCTTACCCTACATGTACCTGTAAGGTAAGGGACACCCCTAAGGGGTGTCCCGTTACTCTTTGGTGAAGTGTCTACGTTTGAGGTACACTATGAGTATGCTTGAGATACACCAGTCAGACATCGGCTCACTCCAACTCTGCCCTGGTCGAGTCCTGCTCTCCCAGGTGGACGGCTACGACAGGACTCCCAGCGAGGCGATGGCCAGGGGCAGCATGGTGCATGCCATCATCAGTGACTTCCTGACCAACCACTTCGACGCCACCGAGTGGCCCTTCAAGTACGTGGGCCTGACCACCCTGCAGGGCCTGTTCACCACCCTGGCCGACAAGGACGGCTACACGCTGGACACCATCGGCGTGGACGGCAAGTATCTGGACGCCTTCCTCTTCGAGTGCGGCCAGATCGCAGTCGACTGGTTCCAACAGGTGTTCGAACCCACCCTCAGGGATGTGAACCCGCTCCTGGTCGAGCGGGAGCTTCGCACCACCCTCACCAGCAAGCCGCAGAAGGTGGTGCTGGTCGGCACCCCCGACCTGGTGACCCCTGGCACCGTCTTCGACTGGAAGGTGGCGGGTAGGGGATGGGACAGCAACAAGGACGGACTGACCAAGGGCAACTTCTCGCCGCAGCCGCCCCTCTACCTGCATCTTGTACGGACGGCAGGCCTGGGAATAGAACCGAACACCTTCGTGTTCTACGTGTATGACGTGCGTGCCCAGCACTGGGAGCCATACGAGACAACGTGGACGGATGAGCAGATCACCGCCGCCGTCCAGAATGCGAAGCATGCGGCACGGATGATTCTGAATGACGCCTTCCAGTTCACCCCGTTCTCCACCGTGTTCGGGAAGGTGCAGCGGGGATGGTGGTGCAGCGCCAAGTTCTGCGGCGCCTGGCCTATCTGCCAGGGCAAGCGGATGATCAACGATGGCGCAGACACAGAGGTAGTACGCGACCCAAGGTGGGTCACGTCACCAGAAGGAGAGGATACATGATCGAGATCAAGGATGGGGTGCTGAAGGTAACCGCCATCTACAGCCTGAAGGTGCCCGTCAACCAGGCGGGCTACGCGATGCAGGACATGGGTGCTGTCATCGGCTGTGAGGTGGCCCTGCCCGAAGCATACGACACCGCCCTCATGGCGAAGGATGCGAACAGCCTGTTCGCAGAGTTGGCCAACGGGGTGAAGCTCGCGGTGTTCGCCCAACTTGGAACCGACTTCGACACCATCGACGGTGTGCTGAAGCCCAAGGTGGTCGAAACGCCGAAGGAGAGCAAGCCGAGGGGCGGCTCGGGCACAAACAGGGGCGGGTCGCGCGGTGGCTCAAGTTCCCAGCGCCAGTTCGCCCCCGCCAAGTCGGCTGGCCGTGACATGCCGATCGTGGTGCTGGACGGGGTTGAATACTTCGACCAGCGCCCGCTGAAGGCGGACGGCACCTTCAAGGAGGGCACCGCCGACTTCCGTGGCACGAAGGTCGGGGCCAATGGCAGGGCGCCGCAGCTTTGGATTTACTCCAAGGACGGCGAACTGAACGAGGGTGTGGCCGACCTGTTGGACGAGGCCCAGATTCCCTGGGAGTAGGAGGATAGGATGGTGATGAAGGACGAGCAGGGCCGCACCCTGAACAAGGACGGCAGCCTGCGCAAGCCACGGACGCCGAAGGCGGCTGGGGAGAAGCAGTTCTTCCTGGTGATCCCGTGGCGGAAGAACGAGTACAGCGACAGCGGCAAGAAGTACCCGACGAACCTGCAGAAGCTCTTCGAGAACGACTACGAGTGGGACTATCTGGTCGAGGCGACCTCCCATGAGGACGCTCTTGTGGTAGCGTCCAAGGACTCGGACTACCCTGAGGTGTGGAACGATGCAGACATCATCACGGTGGTGCCCGTCGACACGAAGGGGCTGAAGAAGTTCAAGCCTCTGGACATCACGGTGAAGTTCCTGCCAATCTAGGATGGTCGGGCAGGCACCCCCGAAGCCCGCGGGCTGAGAGATTGGGGGGGCGCCCAGGCGCAGAGCAGGAGGGTGCCTGTGCCAGCTTTGAGAAGGGTTGGGGTTGGCGGGTTGCTCGGCTGATGGCCTACCCGCCCGCCATCCCCGACAGGGTTGGCCCCGCCGAGGGTTCGACCAGCACGGCGCGCTGTATGCTGGCAATGGAGGCCGCAGGGCACTAACCCCACGGCACGGTGTGGGAGCCACCGACGGGTGGCAGTAGGCGGGTCCGACGAAGTGAAGGAGATGATGCCGATGCCGATGGGTCCATACGCCGACTTCAACGAATGCGTCCAAGACCAACTGAAGAAGGGCCATGACCAAGAAAGCGCCCGCCGAATCTGCGGTGCCATCAAAGCACGCACTGAAGGCAAGCAAAGACCGCAAACTAGCAAGCGCCCCACACAGTAAGGGGGACAGGGAGTGGACTTGCACCAAGTGCGGTCACACCGACTGGCAGCCCTTCAACGTGGAGCAGTACTGGCACAAGTGTGAGAGCGGCCCGAACGTGGGTCGCTGGAACGAGAAGGAGATACGGGAATGATCGCTAAGCTAGTCTTCTATCAGGAGGGTTCCATAAGTGACGGGAAGGGTGATCTCACCCGCATCTACGACAGGCTGCGCAAGCGCGACTACCGCACCTGTCGCAGATGGGGTCCACTGGACACGGAGCATCGCTACTACGTCCAGGGGGTGCGCAACGCCCTGGAGGCGGCACGGGAAGAGTCGTGGTTGATTATTCCGTAGAACCCTACCGCATCGGCCTGCCCCTGATGGCCGACCAGATCGCTGACCTGAGAAGGTTCGCCGCCAACCCAGACCAGCGGATACCGTGGGGCCTGCCCTCCCTGGACATCCTCACGGAAGGCCCAGCCGCAGGCGAGGTCCACATGGTGCTGGGCCGCAGCTTCGTCGGCAAGAGCCTGGTCGCCACCAACGTGCTGGTCAACAACCCGAACAAGGGCATCATCTTCTTCAGTCTGGAGATGCCTGCCCGACAGGCCATCCAGCGCCTGTACGCCCACTGGGCCAGAGTCGACCATCGTGCGGTGCAGCAGATGACCCGCAATAACACCCTGCCCCTTCACCTGGACGAGATGGCCACCGCCCTCCCTTACCACATCATCGTGGACAAGGGTGGGCTGACCCTGGGGGACATGAGCCTGTACTGTGACAGTTACGCTCGCTACTTCGGGGAGCGGCCCAATGCGGTGATCATCGACTACCTTGAGTTGGTGGCGGGCACGAAGGCGAGCGGTGAGGGGTGGCAGCGCACCGAGGCGGTCGCTGGTGCCCTGAAGGACTGGGCGAAGGACGAGGCGATGCCCGTCTTCATCCTGCACCAGTGTACGAAGGAGGAACCAGAGTGGAGGCCACCCACCCAGAACTCGGCCAGAGGTGCTGGCTTCACGGAGTCGGATGTGGTGATTGGTATGTGGCAGCCCTGGCGCAATCCCGATTTGGGCAGGTACGAGCGGGAGATGATCAGGAACGAGGTTCACTTCAACGTGATCAAGAACCGCGTTACTGGCCGACTCACTACCACCCCGATTCAGATGATCTTGCGTGACGACCTGAGATTCGTGGACATGTCACTGCCAGGAGGGGCGGAATATGACAGACCTAACTGAACTTGAGCTTTGCCAGCGTCGGGTGCGCAACCTGGAGAAGCGCAAGAACACCTGGATGCAGGAGGCCATACGTCTGGGCGACCTGTGGGACAATGCGATCGTGGTGCCAGGCCACCATCACTGGGAGCCTGCAGCAGAACGATGGCGCACTCTCATCAACCACTACATGGTGTGCTTCGGGCGCTCCAGATACCTGCTCGACCCGCATCGCCTGCTCGACCTGATGGTCGGCATCGAGTGGTTCGAGTCGGGTGGCATCGCCACCCGTATCTGCGAGGTGGAATGGATTGGCGCCCCGCCACCCAACTACGACCCGAACGACGACTCCACGAAGGCGTCGGGCCTGTTCCAGATGGTGCCCCTCTGGTGGCCCGAACGGTCGGCTGCGGCGGGCTTCCCTGGCCGCAGCATCTTCGACCCTGAGGCGAACATCGCCACCGCCTGCTACATGCTGTGGGCTGGCTGGCCCGAAGAGGTGCCCGCCCCCCACTTCCACCACTGGTCCGCTGCCCACGTCGGCAGGCAGGGCAGCTACGAGAAAGCGAAGGTGATTGTCGATGGTCAGTGGACGCAAGTACGCTGAGGACATCCAGCCGTTCATCGAGCATGTTCATGTTGCTGTCACCATCAGGGGCAGACGAGCAGGCTCCCAGGGGGAGAAGCCCAAGCCCGTGAAGCGGCAGAAGCTGGACAACCTGGGCAGCACCGAAGGCAACGGCGACTTCGTGTGGGATGAGGATGGTGGCTGGTATCCTGTCGGTCCCGACCGCGAGTGGGCCGAACTGGGGGCCTGCTCCCCTCATCTGAATGGGATGCAGTCGGTGTACTCCCTGTTCTACCCCAAGCCCGAGTCGGAGCATCGGTGGCGGCGCCACCTGGCCGACCCGATCGCCGCCGACTGGTGCAATCGCTGCCCAGTGGTGAGCCAGTGCTTCCACTACGGCAAGGCCATCCATGCCAAGGAAGGCATGTGGGGTGGGGTCGACTTCGGCCTCCCCGCCTGGGAGCGGCAACTGAAGAAGGAAGAACTGCACAGAACAACGGTGGAGAAGTGATCTTCTTCCTGGCCCTACTCTGCCTGCTGTTGGGTCACGCCCTGTATGACCTGATAGCCTGGGGGGTGCGCTCCTGGTGGCGCTGGTACAACCAGCCTGCCTATGGGGATGACTACAACAGGGAACTTGCGCGCTCCGAGGCAGTCGCCACCAGGGCCAGCCCCCCCTGGTCGCCAGAGGTTGAAGATGCCTATCAGAAAGCACTGGAGGAACGGTTTGGCGAAAGTGCCCGACTCCTTTCTGAAGAGAGTGAACATCCATCCTGATGGTTGCTGGGAGTGGACGGGTGCCACCGACACCAGCGGCTACGGACGCTACCGATACGGAGGAAGACATGAACCTACGCACCGCCTGCTGTGGAAGCTTACGGTTGCCGACGTGGCTGGTGACCTTGAGCTTGATCATCTCTGCCGCAACCGTGTGTGCTGTAATCCAGATCACTTGGAACCTGTTTCCAGACGTGAGAACACTCTGCGAGGTGAAGGTCCGACCGCAGTTCTCGCTCGCAAGACCCACTGCAAGCGAGGCCACCCCCTATCAGGAGCCAACCTATACACGTATCCCAACGGCAAGCGGCTTTGTCGTGAGTGCGAGAGGATGAGGAAGCGTGCTAGGTGACAAGATGCTGATGCACGAAGCGTTGGAGAAGTGCGGGCTGCGCTGGCCCAAGATGGGCAAGCTCACCTGCCCCAAGCACCCCGACAAGACACCCTCCCTCCAGTTGTATAAGGACTCGTTCTACTGCTTCTCCTGCCAGATCACAGGTGACGCCTACGGGTTCATCGCCCTGTGGAAGAACCAGGACATCGCGGACGTGCTGAGACAGTGGGCGCCGAAGGACGGCCAGGATGCGATCATGCGGGTGCATCGGCAGACCGTGCTGGCGGTCGGCCCCGAAGCCCTCGACAAGCGGCAGCGCCGCCTCTGGCAGGACATGAACGCCTACCTGTTCAGCAGACTGCACATCGTGTTCCATGACCTGTCCACCCAGATACTGGTAGATGAGATCGAGCGGATGGCCGACCAGTTCGGAGACCTGGCCGAACGGGTGGAGGGCATGACGGGCTTCCAGTACGACACAGCACTACGTGAGTTCAAGCAGGAACAGGGGGCCTACCTTGACAGAGCAGATGCCCGCCTCAACGGGTGGCAACTTGGCGCCCTTAGAGACAAGTATGCGCCTGATGGCACGCTGTCTCGACCAGATGGCCGAGATACGAATGGCGGCCCTGGATGATCTCATCGACTACTTCAAAGGGGCTGGTGTGACGGATGCCCAAGTACCACGAACAGAACTGGTCGCAGAGGTTCAAGTCGTTAGGCGACGAAGCGGAGGCCATGTTCACTCAGTCACTGCCGTTGGGAAAGGCCCAGCGGCTGGGCTGGCGGCGACCTACAGTCACGATGCGCCACATGCCCCCCACCCTCAAGCACATGCCCGACTACTACACAGAAGGCGGCATGCTAGTCGAGGTAATGGGCATGGGGGCCGATGGCATACTGAAGCTGAAGACTACGAAGTGGGAAGCACTGAAGTGGTGGAACAAGCTGTGCCCCGTGACCCTGTTCCTGTGGAACAGTGCTGCCCGCTGCTGGTGTACTGTCCCATGGTCTTCTCTAAAGTGGCTTGTCCGACTTGCCCGTATCTCTGGCATCAAGAGCTTTGAGAACGATGGCAACACCTACTACCCCATCCAGTGGGAATGGATTGAGAGATGTGAGGGAGTGGTGAAGGGTGCCCCGCAGATTCAATGACCGCTCCAAACGGGAGATACTCACCTCCGAAGACTGGCTACTAGACAAAGGACATGACCTATGGGCCAACGCGGACAGAGCCGTAAGCGGAAGCCTCACGGACCTACTCGAAGCAGTAGAAGCCCTACCCGAACCGTACCGAAGCGTGATCGACATGCGCTTCTGGGGAAGACTAACCTACGAGCAGATAGCGAAGGAGATGGGATGGCCGAACAGAACGTGGACATCGACGTACCTGCGGAGGGGACTGGAAAGGCTCCGCAACTCCCTTCAGCAGCCGCCACCGCCGACTTCGTAGGCGCCAACGGCCAGATCGACTTGGACAGAGCAGTCCAGCATCTGACCGAACTCTGCATGGCAGAGTCTGTCCCTATCGGTGGACAGGAGTTGATGGCCGTCCTGCAGGAGGCGCATGAGCGCAGCATCATGTGGCTGGCCAACATCCTGTTCCGCACCCTGGCCGAGATGGGCGCCCTCCCCGACGGGTATGAGGCTGCCATGGCCAAGGCGCTGATGGCGGTCGAGTTCTTCCGTGTCGCCGCCCTCTACGACTTCATCACTGCCAAGAAGCAGCAGGCTGCCGCCGTCGAGGCCATGCGGCGCAAGTCGCAGGGCTTCGAGGAACCCGAGCTTCCCTTCGAGGAACCCGATGCCGACCCCGCTTGAGAAGGATGCTTGGTACAAGCTGACCCCCAACTACAAGGAGGCGCACCTGGCCAAGACCAGCACCGACTTCTACTGTGGTCGGGCGGTACTCTCCTACGGCACCCTGAAGGCGCACACCGTCGACTCGGGCCGCTGTGCTGCCTGCAAGGCCAGGCACAGGGAGCAGGTGGAGTTGGAGCGGTGGGATGCGGAAGCACGGCGCATCCAGGCCAAGATAGAGACAGCGAAGCCACCGTCGAACCTGACTGAGGATGAGCTTCGCAAGTACGATCTGATGCAGGAGTTGGGACGGCTGAAGGTGCTGAACGTGGCCGCCTGGGTGGCCTCCTACTTCAATGGGGAGGTGGAACCATGAGCAAGCAGCGTGCCAAGGGTACCCGCAGGGAGAAGGGCTGGCTGCCCATGCTGCAGCGCATCTGGCCCGACGTGCAGCGCATCGGCAACGTGAAAGGCCCCTACGACATGGGGGACTACATCGGCACGGGTGACTGGGTGGTCGAGTCGAAGCACGCCGACGAGTTCTCCGTCCCCGCCTGGGTGCGGCAGACGGCGGGCAAGGCGGAACCCGAGTTGAAGCCGTGGGTGATCTTCTGCCGTGCCGACAAGCGCAAGTTCCCGTGGGACTTGGCAATCATGCCCGCCGAACAGGCGGCGATGATCTTGGAAGTGATCGAGAAGCTGACCGAGAAGTGGAGGAAGCCGTGAGGGACACCGAGATTCCAGGCGACTGGTTCCCCCGCTACGTCACCAAGCGCACCTTCTGGAATCTGGAGGGGGCGCTACCCTACCCCAACCACTTCATCACCTGCCCCTTCTGTGAGGGCAGCGTGCATCTGATTCTTCGTTGGAACTTCGGCCCCGAACAACACGGCCACTACTACTGTGATGTCACCATCAAGTGCATGAAGTGCAGCCATGTCAGCGTCTTCGGGGTGGAAGTTCCCAAGGAGATGGTGGACGAGATGGGCGGGCACAGTGTGGTGACCGCCTCCGACTACTTGAGTGGAAAGGTGTACCATGGCTAGACCCGAACCGCTGCTCATCTACTACGGCTGGCCGTCGGCCATCAACAACGGCCACGATGAGGACTTCAACCAGTACGCCTACGTGGTACTGGGTGCCACCCTGGAGAACGAGGACCACCCCGACCACTGGCCGACCAGTGCCATCATCGAACATCGTGACGCCTACTTCTACGGCTACATCGACCTGGGCGTCAACTACGCTTCCAACCTGTCGATGCGGCAGATCAAGCGTTCGATGCGACGGTGGAAGCGGATGGGGGTGAGAGGTGTCCTGCTGGACGACTTCGGCTTCGACTGGGGGGTCGGCCCCAAGCGGCAGAACAACGCCATCGATGCGGCCCACAAGCTGGGCCTGTCGGTGATTGCCAACGTGTGGAACCCCCACCTGGGGCTGGCCAGGGACACCCACCTGAGGGTGAACGACTACCTGCTGGCCGAGTCGTTCTACATCAACAGTGGCACCTTCGATGAGAAGTGGCGGCAGAGGGCCGAATGGTTCCGCATCTTCTCCCGCATCTACGGGATGGGGGTCATGTCGGTGGCCACCGCAGGCAAGGACGGCCACTATCCGAGACTCGACTTCGAGGCTGCCCTGTCCTGTGCGGAAGAGTACGGGCATGTGGCCTGCGGCTGGGGCGAGTGGAACTACTCGGCCCAAGATTGCCTAGCACCGTGGAGGGAGAGAACATGAGTGAACCTGAACTGTGGACAAGATGCCCGAAGGCCACCCGCACCGCAGCCATGCCCTATCCGTGGCGATGCGTCTGTCATGGCATTGGGGAGATGACACTGGTGCGGCTGCCGTTCGATGAGGCGGTAGAACGGATGCGGCAGGCATACCATGAATGGATGCGGGGGGCCGTTGCTAGCCCTTCTCAGGAACCGCCCGAACTCATGTCCTACCTGTTGCGGGCTGCTCTCGGGGGTGAGGTATGAGTGAACCAGAACTGTGGACAAACGCGGCAGGACTGTCCGATTTCACGCACTCGGTTATTGATCACAGGGGCAAGCCCATGCCCGTAAGGCGGGTGCCGTTCGATGAGGCGGTAGAACGGATGGCCCGATACCACTATGAGGATATGCGGAAGCGGGAGGGCTTCGAGATATGGCCGAAGCCCTGGGAGGAACTAAGCCCCCAAGGGAGAGAGTTATGGAGTACACACCCAAGGGGTATGTTGCTGGCTGCTCTCGGGGAAGGGGCATGAGCATGAGTGACGAGATTCGCGAGCGGAGCAAGAAAGGCCGTGTCCTGTTTGGAAAGCCGCCGTCCTTTCTTCCCCCGCCCCACCTTCTCGGCGTAGAGGACGACCCCGACAATGGGGCCGATGATTCTTACGCTCCCCCTGCCACTTTCACCGCCAGGCCGCGCCGACCGAGGCCCCGTTCGGGGGAGGGGACATGAGCGCTTACGACCCTGCCTCCTATCTAGAACTGTGGGTGCCCGAGCAGGACATGAAGGATGCGACGGGCAAGTCGATTGGTGTGAAACGCACACTGCGGGCACGGGTGCCGTTCGATGAGGCAGTACAACGGATGGTGCCCCTGTTGACTTTCTCCGTACATGAGGACGAAAGCCAAGCGAAGTATAGGCGAGAGTGGGCACGCCTGCTGTTGCGCGCGGCTCTGGGGGAGGGGACATGAAGGGCGACAAGTCATTGGTGTTGATGGAGGCCACCGCCGACAAGCTCGAAGGTGGCGTCATCATGCACTACGGGGTGCCCATCGCCACAGTCGGATTGGCCGAAGCAGCTACCCGTCTGACCCATTGGACCGAAGGGGAGATCAGTCTGCGGAAAGCGCAGGCGCTTCTGCTCGCTGTCTTCGCTCCTGTAGGCGGGCCACACGTCGGGGCGCGCTCTTCCAGCATGCCCAACCCGCAATCCTGACAGCAGCCCAGGCCACCCACCTGCGCCAGCCGATCACGTTCTCCATCTGCATCAGCACCCTGAACAGGCGGTCCACCCGCACCCGTCTGAGCGGTTCAACCAGGCCGCTGGCGTAGCCGCCCTGCTGGTACAGGAGGTCGTGGGCGATGGCTCCGACCGCGCCCAGGTCTTCTGTACCCACTAGGCTGCGAGTCCAGTGCGGCACACTAGCCAGGTCCGTGACGAACCCTTCGGGTATGCGCATACTGAAACCGAAGGCGGGAACCACGTAGGTGGACGCCAACTGCCATGTACCATGCCCTATAGGCCGCAGCAGCGGGGGGTCGGGGAAGGCGAGAACGCCGTACTCGTCAGCCATCAGGGGGCCAGCTTCGGGGTGAACACCCAGGCCGCAGAGGGGACGGCAGGCCACTGTCTGCCTGTGCCTGTCAGCACCCAGGCGAGGGTGGAGGCGAAATGCTCTTTGGCCCCCTGGTCCCACATGAAGTGGTTCACGGCTCGAAGGAACCTGCGCCCTATCGGGCGGTCCTTGATGTGACACACCTCGAAGTAGTGGTGGGCGAACTCATGGACGGCCACGTTGACGAACACCAGGCTGCCCACCCACACCATGACGGTGCCCGCAATGTAGGCGCCTTCCGCCCCGCTTGGACGGTAGGAGGTGACCGCCATGCGCGGCTGTGTCAGGCAACTCATGGGGACAAGTTGGTCTTCGAACCAGGCCCACAGGCTGGGCAGGCTCGGGGTATAGGCGGCGTCCGCCCCGTCGCCGCCTATACCGACGGCGACGAGGCAGACGATTACCAGCAAGGCGAGTGCCTTCATGGTGCTGCCCTACTTGAGGATGCCGATAGCGTCGCTGGTCAGCTTCTGAGCTTCACTCAACAGCCGAACGGCCTCGGGTGAGGCGGCATGCACGAAGCCTGCAGCCTTCTCGCGCCACTGACCAATCAGGTTGCTGACCCACACGACGACTGCGGCCACGAAAGCCGAGCCTGCAGCGATGAGCGCTTGCTCACCTGCCGCCAGGTCCGCCTTGAACGCTGCCACTAGTGGTGCCACAACAGCCCAGGTAGTACCGAATACGGAACTCAGGGCGGCAACCGCCCACTTGAGAGCCTTCTTGAAATCGTACATAGGTTCCTCCTTTCTTCTAGCCTGCGAACTTCATCACCAGGGTGATGATCGCGGTGAGGGCGGCGACCATCGCCGCCAGATACCCCCACAGTTCTCGACGGGTCACGAACTTGCCCGCCTGGTCTTTCATCGCGTCACGGAACTCGTTCATCCCCGCTAGCCGCGCGTCTACCTGCTCGCTAGCGCGCTGCCGTTCGAGTCGTGCATTCTCCAGGGCGAGGGCGGTGGCCCGTGTCCAGCCCGTGTCCATCTCGGTGATGCGGGCCAGCACCATGTCGATCACAGTGTCGAAGTGCTGGGCCAGGGCCTCTATCGTCCACACTACGTCCGCCATCAGTGGGAGCCTCCCCCGACCGAGCGAAGGCCTGAAGCCAGCCCCAACCAGGGGCAGGCCCCCACCGTCAGCGCTGGTACCTGTGACATGGTAGCGGGGGCATCACACGGAATGACCGTTGCGTCGACCGTAGCGATGGCTGCAGTCGCAAGCCCCAAGAGAGGCTGCCGTGCCATCCGCCCGCATGTGTGTGTCACCATACCAGCACCCCTCAAAGAACCCGCCACAGGCGATCTCAGGGGCCTCTCCTGCCATTCTAGCATCGCTAAGGCCCCACAGGACTGGCATGGAAGGCCTCCATGGCGTCCATCCTCTCTTCCAAGCGCCGCAGGCGGGCGCGAACCACCTGCCTGAAGGTGGGTTCGGACTCATCGGGCACGCTGGGATTCAGGAAAGCCTTCGCTGCCATCACTAGTCTCACCACATCCAGCGCGCCCGTATCCCAGTGGTCGTTGCCAGGCACATGCTGATGGGCGCACAGGAACGGCACCCCAGGCCTGCCGTTGATGCCGTTCTCCCACTCGGCCCACGTCATGCGCTGCGGGGCATCAAAGCCCCAGCTACCGCGCTCCGACCACATGGCGGGGTCGGGGTAGTTATCCAGGACGGGTAGCAAATCGGGCAGACCAGTCACCACGTCGGCCAGCCACCCGCCCACCAGGTCGTACATGGCCTGCGACCAGTGGGGCGGCGCAGCGGCAGTGCTGATGATCTCCACCTGCACACAGTGCGAGCCACGGTGGTTCGTGTCGGGGTCGATGTCGCGGTGCAGCAGGGCGTAGGACGACAGGGCCAGATCACAGTGCTGCAACTTCAGCACGTCACCCAGGGCCAGCCGTCGGCTGCCCCCAGGGAACCAGTGCAGGCCAGGCTGCAGGCTGTGCGGGTCGCCCACCAGGCCGAGCGTGAAGTGCGGCGGCCACGGATAGTCAAAGGTGCGAAGACCCTCGGTGGTGTGTAGCACGATGCGGCCTGGTGACTCGGGATGCCTCGGTGAGGCTCCCGTCCGTCCAGTCGACACCACCACCTTCTCGTATCCGTCTAGCCAAAGTGCCATTGTAACCTCCATCTCTAGTTCTAGAAGTCGACGCTACTTGTTGAACAGCCTATCCAGGTAGGCATCGAATCCTGGCCCGCTCGCAGGGGCCTGCCCCGCAGGGTTCGCATCCACATCCGCCCACCTGTCCGCCCATTGCATGTCATCCATAATGCGTTCGATAGTAGCGTTGATCGGGTACAGGGCACTGGGCACATCTGCGGGCGTCTGCACCTTGATGCCGAGCGGCGCTGCCTGGCGCAGCATGAAGGCTGTCAACCTGTCACCCCAGTCCCTGCCGTCGGGCGTGTAGCCGAGGCGCTGGGCCGTTGCAGGATTCGTCGGTGCCAGCGGCTCCATCCAGTTGCCGAGCAGCGGGTTGACGAAGGGGAAGGCGACGGAGAATGCAGAGGCCAGGCGGGAGTCCACCCTGTAGTCCCCCGTGTTCTCGTTCTTGACGAAGTTGATGCCAGGTATCCTGTCCATCATGGCCACCATCTGCAGCAGGCCCACCGAGGTCGCCTGCTTGTAGGGGTCGTCCGACTTGCTGATGAAGTCGAAAGGCAACTCCACCTGCGGGCCGAGCATGTTTCCCAGCCAGGCATACAGGCCGTCCATCGACAGACCCTGATCGTACACCTGCTCAAAGTCGAACAGGTCGTTGATCGGCATGTCGGGGTCAAAGAAGATGCGCGCCCAGAAGGGGGTGCCTTCGTTCATCACGATGCCCGTGCCCACCGCATACCTGCCCCAGTAGGGGGCGAGCGGGTAGGCGTTGTAGTAGTCGCCGCCGCCGAACTCCTGCTGCATGTTGTACTGCAGCTTCCAGTAGCGGTAGATCAACTCGGGGCGCTCCATCACGGCCCTGATCTGAAACTCCAGGTTCCGCTTGCCCCACACGAAGAACGGCACCAGGTGGTCCTTCATCCACACTTCCGCATTCGTCAGGTCCGAGTAGTCGAAGTGGGCCACCTTCGCCATCGACGCAGCCCGACGTTCACTGAACGGGGTGCCCGCCTCGAAGTAGCGGAGGAAGGCAGCGAAGCGCATCCAGTCTTCCGACGTGCGCATCAGCTTGGTCCCCACCCTGATCGCCGCATGCTCCTTACGATTGAACGGGTTCAGTGCCCTGGCGAATCCACGCCAGGTCTTCAGGGAGGGCAGGTTGCTCATCGCCCGAGCGAACTCGGTGCTGGCAAAGGTGTCGAACACACCCTCCTTGTAGGCCATCTGCAAGGCCAGGCTGTCCCTGGCGGGCAGCTTGGCCAGCGCCGCCTCCAACGCGTGCGGGTCGCCCTTGATGTCGGTGGTGATACCCCACCAGGTGCGCAGCAGGTTGGCCGAACGGGCATAGTCGTAGGCGCGTACACCGATGAACATGCCGTTCCAGGTGCCGCCCATGATGTTGCGGGGAATGAACCTGGTGAAGTTGCCCACCGTCACCCATGTCTTCCACCACTGGTAGAACTTCTGGTAGCCCTTCGCCAACTCCCGCATCCCCTGCATCTTCCACATGTTCTGGGTAACCTTCGCGTAGTTGTCAAAGAACTGGAGAACTTCGGGGCGGACCACCATACCCTGCAGGGGGCCAGTGCCCAGGGCGTGCAGGCCAGGGTCCATGAACCCTGGCACGTTCTGTACGGTTCCCACATGGCCCTTCAACTTCAGCCTCTCCATGATCTGCCTGTACTGGGCTTCCGTGATGCCATGCGCATCGAGCAGCTTCTTCGCATCCGCACGGACAGCGTTCAACTGGGTGCCGAACGCCTTGGTCACATCGTTGAAGGTGGCCTTGTTCAGTTCCAGGGCGCCCGTGGAGTCGGACTCCACCGCCCACTCCTTCAGCAGGCCGTGCATCGACTGCAGCAGTTGATCGGCAGCGATCACCGCCTCCGACTGGTTGGTTTCCAGCAGAACCTCCGCATCCTTGATCGCCTTGCCCAGACCCGTCACCGCATCCGTCAACGACAGGCTGGCGGAAGCGTTCTGCTGACTGATGAAGGCCCTGCGGATTTCGTCCATGGGGATGTAGTCCCCGCCGTGGGCGTCGATCAGGGCGCGCATCTCGCCTGCCACCCGATGGAACTCGGCTTGCTGAATCAGCCGTCGCCAGTCCCTCTCGGGCAGCCACCGTTTCGCCGCCTTCAGGTCCGCCGTTTCCTTCCCGTTCTGGTAGAGAGCGTCCCACAGGCCACGGGATTCGGGGTCGGCCACTGTCTGGTCCACTGCCAGGCGCAGCCTGCCCCACACTTCGCGCATCTTGTCGGCCTTGACCCCCTGGGCGGTGCGTACCAGCTTGAGGGGTCGGCCTGTGATGCCCGCCGCAGCAAGCTGCTTGTCGGTGGCACCCTCCACCACCTCAGCTACCGCTTCCAGCGGGGCGACATGCTTGCTCATGCTATCGTCCAGGTCGATGATGGTTTGAATCTTGCCGCGCACAATCGGGTCTTGCAGTAGCACTTCCTCGATGGTGCGGGGTACCCGCCTAGTACCCACTTCGGGCAGCCTATCCGCCCCTCCGCGCAGGGCGGTGGCCAGCCCGTTCACAAACCTGCGAAGCTGCTTGTCGGCCAGGGTGACGGGCAGCCAGTCGAGGGTGGCCTCTTTCACCATCACCTTATCGAAAGAGGGGATAAGCTGATGTTCGGGCATGAGGACAATCACGGAGAACTCACCCAAGGCCCGCTCCTTCATCTCCCCCCAGGTGAAGGAGCGCATCTTCGCCTCCATCCGCTTGTCCAGTACGCCTTGCAGCTTGACCAGTGCATTCCATTCCGACTCTAGGCCCGCCGCCACTACCCTGTCCCCGCCCGTCGGGTCCAGCCCCACCATCTTGTCGTAGATGTCTTCCAACTCCCGCTGGATGGCTCGCGCCTCGGGGTCGGCATCCAGCAGTTCGTCAATGGTCGGGCGAGCAGAGATGATGTCATTCCAGTACACGATGCTATCGTAACCTTCGGCAATCAGGTTGTCGCGGAAGGATTCGGCCACGGCCTGGCGAGCATCCTGTTCCATCATGTGGTCGAGGGAACCCACGATCGCATAGGCCCGCTCTTCGGGCACCTTGAAGGTGTCGATCAGGATGTCGATGATGCCCAGGTCTGGGTTCGCCTGCAGGGTGGCAGTGATCTCTTCGATGTTGTCGAAGAAGGGGCGCATCTCGGTGAAGGCTTCCCTGTAAACCCCATCCACCCGACGGCCCAGCGCCTCCGCTATGGCCCGCTCATCACCGCCGCCATGGGCGATCTCCATGCACCTTCTGATAGCAGCCCCGAACAGGTTGGCCCCCTCGGGGTCGGCCACACCCTGGGCGGCCCGCTGCCATCTGGCACTGTTGGCACGCATGTTGTGAGAGATGGCGTCGTCCTGCAGTTCGGCGTCGGCCCGCCCGAAGCGGAACGGGCGGTGGGCCGATATGCCCTGCAACTCCTGCTGGGCGATAGCCTCCACCTGCTCCTTGGGCGGACGATAGGCGTCCAGAGGTTTGCCAGGCAGCAGCCTACCCGCAGTGCGCCTGTCCCCACGGTATGCCTTGAACCGCTTGGCGACAACCTCGAAGTCGAGAACACCCAGGCCTTCATCGGCCCAACCGCGAACCCACAGGTCCGCCCCCTTCCTGGTTTCCGCCAGGTGGACGCCCATGTAGGAGTTCATGTTGTGGGTCACCCGTGCCGCTGGCGGCTTCGACCAGTCGGGCACTATCTTGTCGGCGGTCGCATGCGACCATGGATGGTTGCCCAGAGACTGGGGGGTTCTGTTGAGGGCACGGCCCTCATCCACCAGGGTCTGAAGGTACTCCTTGCCCCTACGGGCCAGCGCCTTGTTCCAGCCGTAGGACGGCATCACCGCCCAACCCCAGGTGCCGTCCGCGTTGCGGACAGGCTGGATGATCTTGCCAGCCATCCCCTCCATGTACGAAGAGGCCAGAGCGAAGTGCGCCTCTGCCGTGGTCGGCCAGGCGCTCTCATCCCACAGCTTCTCCAGGGTGGCATCGGGGATGCGGAACCCGCCGTCCACGATCTTGATGCGGGGCGTAGCGAACTCCCATCCGATCTTGTTCCCCAGATTGCCGCCCACCTTCTGGACCCCCTGGTCAAGCTGGCCGATGTCCATGGTGGTGCGAAGTTCGGCGGACACGTCGAACAGCAGATCGCGCATCTGCATGATCGTGTCACCCGCCACACGGCGGTGATGGCCGACTGTGGCGATCTTCACCATCTCCGCATCGGACGGCAGCAGCTTCTCTGTTACGCCGCCACCAGTCCTGGCTATGGGGCGTGTGAGGTCGGTGACCAGGGCGTCACCCTGCAAGCCCGAGCCTGCGCCCGAGCGGACCATGTTGTACCAGCCGAGCATGGTGTCGTACTTGACGCCCCAGGCGGTTGCCATCAGGGACAACCTGTTCGGCCTGGTGGTGGGAACCTCCACCTTGCCCCCGCCCTTCACCGTATGCATAATCGGCTGGCCCTGCTTGTCAAGCAGCGTGTACGTCTTTGGCAGCAGCGGATCGTCGTCCAGGTTTCGGAACATGGCCTTCGCCATCCACTCCTGAATCAGCATCTTGTCGGCCTTGATGTGGGGGTCCAGACCGTAGGCGCGGGCCACCCGCAGCACGTCGGGGTCATCCCAGGGGCGGCCCTTGAACCTGGCGGTCATGATGCGCTGCGCCTCCTTGCGCCTACCCGCCTTCTCCAGCCTTGCCCCCGCCTTGGATACCACATCCCTGGGCCTACCCTGGGCACCCTCTGCGGGTCGGGCTTCCTCCAGGTTCTCGGCACCACGGCGCAGCCGCTCGCGCATGGTGGCGAACTCTTCGCCTGGCAGCGCCCCAGGCTGCTCCGACAGTCGGCCCGTAGGGATATGCCCCTCTTCGGTGAGGCCCGAGTCGATGAAGGTGTCCATCTGCCTGAACAGCGTGTCGTCCAGTTCTGGCCCCGCCATGTCGTCCAGCCAGCCCCAGGCGCGCATGTCTTCCAGGGAGGCAAGGGTGGCCTTGCCTATGCGCACCGCCTTGGTGGCCGCCTCGATGAGGGGTGGGAAGTCGAAGAACTCATGGTCCCCGATGGCGAGAAGGTCGGCCCGCTGCATCAGGTCGCGGAACAGGTCGTTCGCCTTCACCGCCACCTGGGCTGCAGTCAGCTTGTAGTCTACCCCGCGCCACTTTCCGCTCCATGCCTTGTAGCCCCCACCGTCCTCCACCATGACCATCAGGTCGCGGGCTGCTTCGAAGTTCTGTGACACGCGAATGCGACGGGCGAAGTCCAGGTAGACGACCATTGCCATCTTCATGTCGGCCCGCGCTTCGGCCAGGTCGAGCATGTCCTGCTTGGCGTGCAGGTAGGAGAGCCGCTGGGCGTGGATGTCCTCTTCCTGGGCGACGATCTCCAGGTTATCCCGCTCGGCCAGCAGCTTGCTTCGCTCTGTGTCCACTGCCGCCGAAAGGCGCCTGATCTCCTGGTCCAGGCGGGCGATTTCGGCCTCGTTGGAGGGCAGGGTCGTCGGACCCCAGCCGCCCACCTCGTAGGGTTTGCCCGCAGGCTGCTGGCCAGGTTGCCCAACCAACTTGTCCCTCACCTGCCCCTTCGACCAGGCCCGACGGGTGCCCTCGGGCTGACCGCCGATAACCTCGGCGGCGTGGGGCTGGATGCCCCGCCTCTCGTATCTCAGGTCTTCCAGAAGATGCTGCTGGCCCTCATCCAGGGCGGCCAGTGATTCGTCAATCTCCCTGATACGGGTGCGGGTTGTTTCCGAACGGGTGGTGACACGGCCCTGCTGCTGCAGCCGTTCGATCTGGCTGATCTCATCGGCAACCTCTTTCCGCATCTGGTTGAAACGCTGGGTGATCTTCGGCATGATGTACTGACCGACCATCTGCTGCATCTGCTGCTGGGTGAGTCGCTGCGAGTTGAGGGCTGGGTCGAGATGTTCGCTGGCTTCCAGCAGCGGGGACGGCTGACGGGGTTGCACCCGTTCGACTGTGCGACGGGTGGTCTGCAACTTCTCCACCCCGACCTTGCCTTCCGACTCGGCCTGGCGGATGATCTTGAACATCTGCTCCTGGGCGTCGCTGAGGGCCTGGTTCACTGTGCGCCGTGCCAGGCTGTTGATGGAGGCCGCCTTCGTCGCCGTCCTGCGGGCAGGCTTGCCCGTAGTCTCCCAGACCGCCCTGAACTCGGGTCCGAGCAGGCCGACAGCGCGGTCGGTCATGACCGCGAACTCGTCGGACAGGCGGGCACCAGCCTGCAAGATGGCCTCACAGAAGTCGCTCATCGCATCCGACGGGAAGGCGGCGATCGTTTCCGCCACCTCACGCGGCAGACCCGTCTGGTCCATGATCTCCTGCACCACCTGACCCACAGGTATGCCTGTGGCGGGGTGGGTTCCCTTCACATAGGAGGCGTACTCCTTGGTCACCCTGTCATAGGCCTCCTGCACTGGCTGCTGGTTCCAAATCTGGTCCCACAGTTCAAGCTCGGTGGTTCCTAGCGGCCTCTTCACCATCTTGCGAACACCGTACCTGGACTTGCCGCCTGTGGCGACGAACTCGGCAAGCTCCTTGCGCAGCGGCGACGTGTCCCACCAGGAGCCGATGATCGCGTTCACCGCATCCTGAATGCGGACGGCCTTGCCCTGGCTCATCTTGCGGGCCATCACGTAGTTGATTCTCTTGAACTGGTCGACTATCGCCCACTCTTCCACCGCATGACCCACCTGGCTGATGTATCCCTGCACCAGGGCAGACGCATTGTCTTCGAACACCTTCGGCACTGCCAGGCCGTTTGGCCCTGGGATGCTGTCCACTGCGGCCCGACGGGGCACCAGCACCTTGGGGTTCTCGCCCAGCACTGTCTGCAGTGCTTCCCCCACCACCTTGTTGAGTTCGGTGGTCGGGGCGAAGAATGACTCAGCGAACTTGTGGTCTTTCAGAATGGCGGGTATCAGGTACTGCCCTGGGTTGGACGACAGATCATCCAGCGGCAGCATCTCCACCACCACCCTACCGATGGTGCGCTTCTCCATCGACGGGGCGTGGCCCAGTTTGCTGACCGCCATCTTCTGGCGGACGCTGGCCACGATGTCTGACAGAATCTGGAACCCTGCCCCGCGGGTCGGGTCGATGTCGATGCCACTGTCGGCAAGGGCTTCCGTCACCTGCTTGCCCCACTCCGTTTCCCTGGACGGGAGGTAATCATCCAGCTTGCCCAGGGTGCTGTTGTAGTCGCGGGCCTTCTGCCAGAGCCGCTGCATCGAGTCTTCCATCTTGCCCGCATACTCGATGGCCAACTTATGCACCCTGTCGTTGCCGCCAATCAGCTTGCTGCCCGAAGTCCAGGCCGACTTGTCGCGGGCCTGCATGAAGTCGGTGATCTCCCGCATCACCACGTTGTAGTCCAGCCCCTCTTCCGAGACAACGTGGTTCATGACTGCCCCGTAGCGTTCCACGCTGTCGACGGCACGGCGGACCAGTATTCCGATTGCCGACTTGGCGTCCTGTTCCGCCGACCACATCATGATGTTGCCCTTGCGAGCCAGGCTGATGATGAAGTGGTCGCGGCCAAACTTGCTGGCCAGGTCGTCCAGTTTCTCGGCAGCACGGGCGAGGATTGGGAGGTTATCCTTCGCTGTCGACCACACCCTGCCCAGGGTGTGCGCCTTCAGCCAGGAGCCTACCCCCGTTGTGTGGGGTAGCACCCAGCCGCCATTGCCCGTGATGGTGCCAATGCGGATACCGCCAGCGGCCCACTTGGGTAGCCCGCCCTCAGCGACAGGGAGGTCGACCAGTTGCAGGAAGTCCTGGTCCACCTCGAAGAACCTGCGGGAGACAATCGGCCTCACCGTATGTTCGAACAGGTCGGACTTCACGGTGCCGACCGCACGGTCCACGATGTTCTGGGGACCGTGGGCGGCGTTGAACTCGGTGATCGCCTTCTCCATCCGAGCGTATAGGGCCTTGGTCTGCCCAGCAGTGTAGCCGCCTGCGGCGGCACCCTTCCGCCCCAGGGGCACACTCGCCTGGATGCCATCCAAGATGTCCATCAGTTCCGCATTGTCGAGGGCGCGCACCGTGTCGATCTGATCGTCCACTTGGCGAAGGACACGCCGCACCCACGGGAATCGCATGAACTCCATGGTGGCGCGGCCCACCGTCATCTTCTCTGCTGCATCCACCACGCCAATCCAACCGCGGCGGCCAGCCGATTCGATGACGGCCTCGCGGAGGGCCGAGTCGACTACCGACCCGACGCCTATCGCCCTGGATGTGGAACCTACCAGGCTGGCCCCCAATCCGACATAGGAGAAGGGGTCGGCGGCAACGTCGCCCGCGAAGGCGGAAAGCCCTCGCACTGCTTTGCCCAGAGCGATGGGGATGTTGAGGGCGGCATTATCGGTGAACTCCAGTTCGGGTACCCCAGCATTACGGAAGAAGTCGGTGCTGGTGAACATGCCTTCCTCACCGAACATGCTGTCGGGGCCACCCCTGAGTTGCTCATACTGACCCTGGGCAGTGTGCAGCATCTCATCGAGACTGACCAGCGGCATGTAGTCGAATCCGAGGCGACTGGCCCGCTCTTCCCCGAGCAGGTTCACGATGATGTTGCTGGCCCCTGCCCCCAAGTTCCAGGCCAGTTCCAGCACCGTCTGCATCGGCCTGGAGAACGGCTCCAACTTGAGCAGCACCCGCTTCCACCAGGGCAGGGACACTTCGGGGTGCAGAATCTGGCGCTGGTTGTTCGCCAGTTCATTGCCATACGCCTGCAACCTTTCGCGGTCCTCGTCGGATAGGCCAGGCTGGGCCAGCATCTCCTGCAGGGCGGCCATGGTGCGGTTCATGGCGGCGACGGCCTCACTGTCCGTCATGGGGTCTTGGCTGCCAGGGTAGGTGGTGACGGGCTTGGGGGCAGGCATCACCATCTCGGCGTAGGCGCCAGGCTCACGGGCGTAGAAACGGTCGAGGAAGGACGGCAGGTTGCTGCCCCCGCCGAGAGAGGCGGTTAGCTGTTTAGCATAGGTCAGATTGCGGTTGGCTTCGTAGCCGCTGTTCGCGTATATCTGGTCGAGGATGTCCGTGTAGGACATTACCCACCGCCAAGACCCAGGGCTGCCGCCAGGAAGGGAACTGGGTTGACGTGAAGGGTGCCGCCAACAGTGGTGACGGTGAGGTGCAGGTGGTAGGCTCCGTGCTGCGGGTTGCCCGTGTCGCCCACCTGGCCGATACGCATGCCCGCGCCCACCTGATCACCAATGTGGACGGGCGGGGCCACCATCATGTGCATGTACTCGTAACGGCGTCCGTCAAGGCCCATGATCTCCACGATGTGGCCACCCTTGTCCTCTTCATACCGCACGTCGATGACCTCGCCAGCCACCATGGCCAGGATGGGAGTGCCCTGTGAGGCGTTGATGTCGATACCCTGATGGATGTTGCCGTTGCCACGGTCCTCATGGAAGTTGCTGCTGCCATCCCAGGCCACACCTGGCAGCGGGAAGGCCATGTTGCCACCCGTCAGCATCTCGCGGTCGACTTCCCACTGATGGGAGCCTGTGCCGATCGCATCGAAGGCGGTCTGGTACAAGCGCAGTTCCTGTCGGCTCGGCCTCTCGAACCAGGAGTCCATGGTACTCTGGGCGTAGGTATGAAGGGCCGCAGTCAACTTCTTCGACTCTTCCAGGTTGAGGCCAGCGTAGATGTACACCCCGTCGGCGTTCTTCCGCCCGACACCGATGTAGCCCGCATTGTCGATTCCGTTTGCAGTGGCAATGTCTGCGCGGGTACCGCTCCAGGCCTCGGAGGGGTCGGTTATGAAGGTGTTGGCGATCGTATCTCGCTCCACGATCTGCGCCGCCTGGATGTCGTCCAGTACCCCGATGAACTCCTGGTACGATGTGATACGATTGGGAGTGAAGTTGGATGTGCCGCTGAAGAACTCGACCACATCCTTGCTGATCTCGGCCCAGTCGATCTCATCGAAGTCGCCGCCCGCCAGGGAGATAGCCTCCTGCAGGCGCTCGTTCATGTACAGGGTGGCGAAGTCTATCTGCGACAGGTTGAAGCTGTCGTCCGCCGCCCAGGCGGCGTAGGCGGCAGCGGTGGCAGTGTCCACTGCGGCGGACTGGTCCGCCTGAGTGAGCAGGTAGTCCTGCTGCAACTTCCGAAGCTGCTCCCCCAACTCGAAAGTGATCTGCTCCGCAGTCTCGTTCGCGGTCAGAATAACCTCGTCACGCTGCGTCTGGTACGCCTGGCGGGCACTCTCCATGCTCGCCTGTACCTGCACGGTGGCCTGGGCGCGGGCGCCCGCCGACTCGGCAAGCTGCCCCGCCTCCTGGTAGGCGGAAGACTCAAGCAACTTGTACTGCATGACTTCAGCCTCATTCAGATAGGAGGACATCTCCTGCTGTAGGGAGGCCAGCCGTCCTGCCACCTGGTAGCGAGCCGCCTTGATGGACAGTTCGCCCACCGCTCGCTGCAGGCGCTCCCCCCACACGCCCTCGACTGTGGCCTGCTCGACTGCAATCCTGGCGCACTCGTTCAGATCGCCCATCACTTCGGTCTGAAGGTCGGGGTCGGTGTTGCCGATTATCCGTGCTGTCTCGGAGAAGGTGACGGAGGCAGCCGCGACGGCACTGGCAATACCCTGAATCTCTTCTGTCTGCCCCTGTCGCACTGCAGCGATGGCCGCATCCGTGCCCTGGTAGATGGCGTCCACAACAGGGCGCCAGTATTCGGGGATGCGCCGCATCACCTGACCATAGTTCTCTCTGGTGGATGCCATATACTCGTTGATCAGACCCTGCACCTTCGCCCTATAGTCGTTCCAACCCGACTTGACGGCAGCTTCATACTTGTCGTAGCCCTGGTCAATCAACTGTTGGTACTGCTTGTATGAGGCTTGCGCCGCCTGGGCGTTGATGCCGATGATGTTCACCGCCTGGTCGCGCCAGGTCGACCACAGGCCATTCACCCTGCCCAGGGCCTCGTTGGTGCGGTCGATCTCGCTCTGAATCACATCCAGCCGAGCCTGGTAGGAACCTGCGGCGATGTTGGCGCCGACCGCCAGGGCGTTGTTCAGCCCGACCAGGGCATCCTGCTGTATCCCGCGGAGATAGGCGGTGGCGTCGGGGCCACTGACCTCGGGCATCGGGGGCAGTGCGGGCAGTCCAGATGTGGGCCTGTTCGCCTCATGTCCACCACCGCCAGGGCGGGCATGGGTGGCGCCGTAGTCACCCCAGGGTATGGGGCCACTCGGCGTCGGTGGCTGGTAGCCCTGCGGGATGGACGGCCCTTGCCAGGCGCCCATAACGGGGGCTGTCTGGGGACCGTTGAGACTCTGTGCCGCCCGTGAAGGGCCGAATATGTAGGAGAGAGCCTGCCCGATCTGCTCCATAGCCTCGGGGGGCATAGGCTGGGCGGGCGGCAGCCCACCGCCGCTGGCTGCGCTGTAGGGATTGGTGACGGGCTGCGGCCCGCCAGGCTGATAGGTGGCGGGGGCGTGCAACTGCAGCCAGAGGGCCAGTCCGCTGGTCCGTGGGGTCACGGACCTGGGAACAGCCATTACCTTCCGCCAGCGAGGACGGGAGTGTACGGGCTGGTAATCACTGTCGGCCTCTGCAGCATCGAGTTGATGATGTCAGTGTACGACAGCGGCTGGTAGGGGGCGCCCGTGCCAGCGCCAGCACCACCAGGGCCGCCCGTGTAGGCGCCACCCTGGGTGGGTCCAGCGGCCACCCCAGTCGCTACCTTCGTAGGTTCGATAGGCGCATACAGATCGGAAGTCTGCGGCTGGCCAGGCAGCGGCAACTGGGGTGCCGTCACGTAGGGCGGGATGATCGGGGAGGCGACAGGCAGCGGCCCCGATGGCATCATCGCGCCCAGCAGCACCTGCTCCTGCTGCTGGCGCCACTGGGCCAGGGCGATCGCCATGTCCGACTGGGCAATGGCGATGTCCGAAGCCTGCTGTTCGGGCAGGCGAGCCAACTGGACGTTCAGCCCTTCGCGGGCATCCGCCGCCTGCTTCTTCATCCCCATCTCCTGGGTGGCCACATCTGACAGCACATTGCCGACACCCTTCGCATAGATGCCCGACTGCATGATGCCCCGCTCCAGGGCCGCGTTCTCGGTGGCCTCCAAACCCTGCTTCTTGTACACGCCCAGTTGCTGCAGGGCGGACTCCAGGGCGGGGTTGATGGCGGCAAGCTGGGAGCCAAGGTCTTCGGTGGTGTAGCCGTACTGGGCGGCCACTTGCTCCAGGTAGGCGGCGAGAGCATCTGCGTTCAGCCCTTCGGCCTCCGCGATGTTCTTCTCCACATTGGCCCGCATCTGGGCCTGCCAGTTGGCAACGGCAGCCTGGTAGGCCGCGTTCTGCTGGGCCACCTGCGCCTGGTAGGCGCCGATCGCCTCCTGCACGTTCTGCTGGTAGGCCAGATACTGGTAGATGGAGTGGCGGTAGTTGGTTACATCGGCAGGGCTGAGGGAGGCGCGGTAGCCTTCGCCTTGGGCCAGTCCGTAGCCTTCGGGCATTGCCCCGCCAAGGGATTGTCTTACGTCCTGCCAGGTTACGGGCATCTCATTATGTAGAAGGTGATGTCGACACTAGCCTATTAGCATGCCCCAGGAGTACACGTTGGTGACCACTGGTGTGTAGGTGATGACAAGGATGGGGGCAGTACCATCATCGTAAGAGTCATAACGACTATAGGTGCTGACCGCCGTGCTTACACACTTGTGGGTGAGTTGAAGCGCATTACCCTCCACGAAATCAGGACGGGCGAGTATCTCGTTGATGACGGTTGCAAGACTGTTGGTTGTGAGAGTGCCAGAACCCCCATTGAAAGCGACGTAAGCACTGGTGAGCGCCCTAGACCCGTAATCGGACTTGTCCACCACCTGGGCGCTGTCATCCTCGTCGAAACCGTAGATGCGACCCAGGAAGGAACCCTGCTTCCCATTGTTATACGTTGTGAGCCGAGCGTCCGTGCAGACAAGCCCCTGGGGGAGTTCGAAGTTGGGAAACCGCAGGAAGACGTGGTACTTGTAGTTGGCATTGGTCTGTGATCCTGCCGAGTTATAGCCGTCATTCCACCAGTAGGTGCCATACGGGTAACTGCAGGTACCATCGTCTTCCAATGCCGCCGAGCTTATCTGGTAGGTTGCCATTCCTACGCGCTCCTAGTCAGAACCACACACACGGTCAGACCCGCACCCGCAATCGTAGAACCGATCTGGTCCACGTTCACCGTCAGATAGGAACCTGCGGCGAAAGTGGTCACATCGGGGGTCTTGGCCGTACCCGAGTCGAAGGCGCTGACGGCGATGGTGGGCCTGTTCGCCTGGGTAGTGAAGATGGTGGTCCCATCCTTGTGGACATCCACGATGATAGCCGCTCCTGTCGGGGCGGTCGAACAGGTAGCATAGGCACTGACCAGGGTGGCGGCGTAGGGTAGGCGCAGCCGTATGGCGGTCGTGTCGGTAGTGACGGCCAGATCGCCGCTGGTGCAGAAGGGGAACACTTCGGTATGAGTGTGGGCAGCCACAGCGAAGGCGGCTGCCTCGTTGCCGTCCAACAGGTCGGCATCTAGGCCAGAGGCAGCGCCGTCCACTGTCTTGATGGCAGTCAGAATCTCTGCTGCGGTCTGATCTGCGGTGGCCGACGTTTCAATACCAGCCAACTTGGTGACCATGGCGGCGGTCATAAAGCCCGCGCCTTCCCCAGCGTCAGCGTGGGCGGCGCCGCCCGCCCCGACGTGGGCGATCGGGGCATAGGTGCCCGAGTAGTCGTGGGTGTGGCCCGAAGTGGCCAGGCCCGCCTCTGCGGCGGTCTGGTTTATCCAGGTGGTAGTGCCCGAGTTGTAGGCGAGAACCTCGTCGTCGGCTGGGGTGTCGATGGTAACGTCGGTCTGCCCCGCATCGAGGGCGTGGGTGCCAGCGGCAGCTACCCCTGGCTCGAAGTTGGCTGTTGCCTCATTATAGATGAGGATGTCGCCATCGACCAAGCCCGTCAGATCGACATCAACGTGGGCACCGATACTGTGTGTACCGCCAGGCGGGATGGCTTCGGCCACCCAGGTTGATGTTCCAGTATCCCAGGTGAGAACCTCCCCATCGCCAGGGGCAGCCGCATCCACATTGCTGATGTCATCGAGAGCATGCGCATGACCCGAAGTGGCGAAGGCGGCAGACGAACTACCGTCGAGAAGGTCAGCGTCAAGCCCCGAACCAGTACCATCCACCGTAAGCAGGGCAGCCAGTATCTCGGCAGCCGTCTGATCGGCGGTGGCCGCTGCTTCGATGCCCGCCAACTTGGTGAAGTCGGCGGCAGTGAGAAACCCCGCCACTACCGCGGTGGCGTCGCCGTGGGCCGCTCCCGTGGCGCCCACATGGGCGGCAGCGGCGAAGTCGGCTGCCGTGTAACCCGAGGCATCCAACTCGCCTGTCGCGGTCATGTAGGGGAAGTGGTCGTCTTCGGGTGCGCCGATGATGCTGATGTAGGAGGCATCATGGTTGTGCGTCGCGGCAGCAACCCCTGCCTCGGCCAACGAACGGTCTATCCAGCCCGAACCCGACACATACTGCAGCAGTGACTGATCGGCCACCGCCGTGATCACCACATCGGACAGGTCGTCCAGGGCAAGAGCGCCCACCCCTGGGGCTGCCGCCTCCCAGGCGCTGGTGCCAGCGTTCCAGACGATGGTGTCGCCACCCGCTGGGGTGCTGGCCGTCACGTCGGATAGGGCGTCCAGGGTGTGCGAATGGCTGGAGGGGGAGAGGCCCGCCGTGGCAGCAGCCATGTTCTTCCAGGTGGCCGAGGCGGTGTCGTAGGCAAGCAGATCGTGGTCGGCCTGGCCCGCCAGGACCACATCGGGGATGTCGTCCAGTTCGCCCAGGCTGGCGGCGATGGTGGCGGGTATCACCCAGACCTGGCCGTTGAAGTGGATGCTGTTGGCCAGGGCGGCCACCGAGCCTGTGGCCCCCCAGCAGGCGAACTTGATGGTGCCGTCCGCAGCGGTTGTTACATCGCCCACCCAGCGGAGGGTGATCGTGTCGAGGACAGGGTTGCCCGCTGCGGCGTTCACCGTGATGGCATGACCGTGGGAGCCTCCCAAGTAACCACTGACAGAGTGGGTATGAGTGGAGCTATTCTGCATGGTCGCGACAACACTGGAGGCCGCGAGGCTACCTGCGCCATGGTCGTGGGAGGTGCTAGCGTTGCCAGTGGTGTGGGCGGGAATGGAATGGGTGTGAGTCACCCCACCTGAACCCGTAGTAGTGGATGCGTTGGCATAACTACCATACGAGTGGGAGTGGGACGAGGTGACCCCCGAAGTGCCGTACACGTATGTACCAGGCTGGCTATGGGTGTGCGAGTAGGCGGATGCGCCGCCCGAAGTGTCCGCCACCGCCGTGTGGGTGTGGGCGATGCCGCCAGTCCCCGACGTGCCCGACACATCGTGGCCATGAGTATCCATGGTGTGGGCGTGGGCGCCGTCGGCGGCGGCCACACCCGAAGGGTAGAAGCCAGCATAGGTGTCGGACGAGCCGCCGTGGACGTGGGTGGATGGGGAGAAGCCGCCGTTGAAGGTGGGGTAGCCGCGCAGCGCGTCCTGAATCTCGATCTGCGCGCCCCAGTTGTCACCTGTCGTCAGGTTGGAGGCCTGCACCACCATGGTGACATCCACGAACACCAGGGTGGCAGCCGTCAGGCCTGTGGCAAAGGTTGTCTCCCACACCTGGGCGAAGGCCCCGCTAGTGAGGGTCCAGCCCGCTGCCGAGTAGAGGGCAATGTCCAGCACGTTGCCCGTGCAGGCAGCGATGATGTCGGCCAGGTGGTCCCCGTCGAGGGTGTCGGCATCCAGGGTGGAACCAGTGCCGTCGTTACCCGCATGCCAGATGTCATTCGAATCGACCTGGCTGCCGAGGGGAAGGTTGACGGTGCCGTCCGCTTCGAGGCGGATGGTCTTGTAGTTGATGAACTCTTCCAGGTCGATACGGTTACGTTCGAGGACGGGGGCGAGTTCCTGCCCGCTCTTGTAGCGGAGCGGAGTGGTGTACTCCTGAGCCACGGCTACTCCGCGAAGGTCGTGGTGGGATAGGAGATGTCGAACTGGAGCCAGTCACCCGCAGTGGCACCGAAACCGCAGGCGGCGTAGGTGAGGGCCACATGGGTGGACAGGTTGTAGACGCCAGCGGTGGTCGCGCTGGCACGCACCAGGTAGACGTTGAAGACGCCACCCGTCGTGGTGTACATGACCCCCATCCCCAGATAGGGGGCGACGGTGAGCAGACTGGCCGCAATGTCGCCTGTCAAGCCTGTTACGATCATGTCGCCGTTGCCAACGGCCAGGCCCGCCCCCTGCACCTCGTAGAAGTGCTTCTCCACGACGATCTCATCGTTGTCCCAAACGTAAGCGTAGGAGACACCCGTGGCACCCATGTTCGGGTTGCCCACTGAACCCGTGAGTACGGGATGGGTGTGGGCGATGTTCTTGAGGGTCCATCGAGCATCTCCCGCGTCGCGGCTCATCGCGTCGGTGCCCGCAGCAGCCGCGCCGAGGCCAGTGATACGGTTGGTGCCCATAGCCAGGTTGGCGGCCATCGGGTTGGTACCGTCCACGCGGATTACCGACCCGTTGATGTAGGCCACCAGATCAGTGAAGTTGGTGTTCACTTCGGTGGCATCGGCTACTGCCGTGTTGACGAAGGTGTTGGTAACAGCTACTGCGGCCATCTCACATGGTAGTCGTCAACGTCGACTACAGTTCCCCCCTCACCCTGCTCAGACTGGAGAATACGAGCAGCAGGTTGTTCAACTGCATCTGCTCGTCGGTGCCGTCCACCGAGAACTTGAACTGGAGGGCGCGCCAGCGGTGCCCACCCCAACCCGTGGTGCGGGTCAGAACCTCCCCGAAGGCGCCGCCCCACACGGTGGGCGCCCCCCAGGTGGCAGTGCCCCAGATCATGCCGCCAGGACTGGTGTTGATCGTCTGGGTGACGGTAGGGTAGGTGGTCATGTAGTCTCGGAAGGATTCGACATGCACGTTGACATCGCCCAGAGCAGTCCACACCATGTCTACCCGCACAGTGCGGTGCTTGACGAACGGCACCTGTTCGGGCAGAATCCAGGGGGTGTAGACGTAGGAGTAGATGGCGCGGCCCGTCCGTGAGGGGGCGGGCGTGTGTTCGTCGTAGTGGCCTGTCTCCAGGGTGTAGACCCCATGGTTCTCGTAGGCCCCCAGGGCAGGATCAGGGGCCACATGTTCCAGCCCCGCGGTACCACCGCCGAGCAGGATGTTGTTGCCCGCGATTGTGGCCGACTGAACGCCGTAGTCGTATTCGGTCCACGACTTGGAGACTGTTTCGAACACGAAGGTGTGGGAGGGGTAGGCCGTTCCGCCCCAGGGGACGGACAGATAGAAGCGGTCCTTCCACATCCAGGCCTGGGCGCGGTAGATGTAGGTGTGGTTGATACCTGTCAGAATGTACTTGCGGATAGACTGGTCGATCGGTTCGAAGGAGGCGCCGTCGAACGTCCACACGCCCGTATTGGGGTCGAAGAAGTAGCAGATGCCGCCCGCGACGGCAACCCCGCCAGGACAGGAGGTTCCCACCCTGGTTTCAACCGCGTAACGGGTGAACGATTCCTCTGACTTGCCCGTGAGCAGGTGGACTGCATGCTGTTTGAAGACAAGCAGCGCCTGGCCGAAGGGCTGCAGGGCGGTGATCTCCGACCCGTCGTTGGGGTCGAAGTCGATGTACTGGCTGGCGGGCCAGTTGGTGGGTACCAGGGCGTTCGAGAAGTGGACCCGCGAAGGAAGACGGACTGCCGAGTCGATCACATTGGCAGCCCACATACGATCGTGGTGGGTGCAGAGGTGGCGGGCAACAGGGAAAGCGGGGGCCTCGGCATCACCAGTGAAGTCGGCGGGGGTCAGATGCGCCCAAACTGCCCCCGTGAAAGACAGCGGGTAGAGGCCGCTGCCAGTCGGCTGGGCCGACAGGGAGGTCATGTACAGGATGTTGTTGAGGGTGCCGAAGGCGACGTGGAAGTCGTACTCGGTGGAAGCGGCGGCGAAGTCATGGGTGCTGTCGGCCAGGGCCACCCCATAGGCGCCAGCGTAGATGTCCCCCGCCTCACAGGCGCTGATCACGTATTCGGAGCCACCCGTCACATGGAACGTGTACAGTCCGCGAGCATCGTGGTTGCAGGCCAAGTCGTAGCGAGCGAAGCCGTTGCGCGAAGAGATGGCGCCTGCAGGCCCGAAGTTGACGTTCAGCGCATCGGGAGACTGCCGCACGTCAAGCTGGGCTGGGTCCGAATCGCGGTTGACCCCACCCGAAATGCCCGAGATGAGGACGGACGATACGGGTGAGGTTCTGGGCATTACACGCCGTCCAGCCAGGGCATGTTCGTCGTGTAGGGGGCGGGCCTCAGGCCCTCCCCGTAGACCCGCGGGTAGTCTTCGGCCTCCTTGATGTACATGCTGGCCATCTCGTCCACTTCCATGGCGAACCGCGCATCGAAGTAAGTGGACTTGTCGATGTCCTCTTCATGCTCCCACACCCGCGCCACCGCATAGGTGGCCAGAGAGTAGTGGTACTCGATGTCGAACTCAGGAACATCCACATCGTTGGCCAGCGGGGTGATGGCCTTCTGGTAGTAGACCGTGTAGGTCTTGGCCGCCGCATCAGGGGTGGGGACCAGGTTGATCTTGTTGTGGTACAGGTAGTACCAGGAGGCCTTCTCCCCGTCAGGGAAGTCGCCACCCCACTTGGAGATCGCCTGTTCGAAGGAGAGGCGGGCGAGCCGCCTGTCCTCCGCATCCTCCACGATAGCGACCACCCTGCGAAGATCGGTGGGCCGTGCGTAGTCGGCCTGGGCTGCCACGGTGGTGATGGTGGCTGTCTCCTGCAGCCACGGCCAGGGGAAACGGTTGGCGAGCCGACGGTAACCCTCATTGAGGAAGGCGGTCAACTCCGCGTCGGTGATGTCGTCCAACTCTACCAGGGTCATGTGCCGCACGTAGGTGCGCAGTTCGGCCAGGCTAGCCATTCTTCATCTTCTCCTGCTGCTTCGCATGCCCATTGCACCAGGCGGAACCCTTCATCGGCGGGGCAGTACAGGCCTCTCCGCTGGGGGTGACCCCCTGGCAGCGGTCGGGCACCCAGTCCAACCCCACGTCAGTTACCAGGCGTCCGCCCGCGCTGACGGGTCGGGGCGCATCCTGGGGGGACCGCCCCTCGGAGGTCCAGGCGTTCGTTACCAGTCTCTGTTCTGTTCCCATAGTGGTGCGGGAGGCTTTGACCCCTCCCGCACCGAGCCACTAGGCGGTCGCGCCAGTGAGCTTACCGTGACGCTTGCAGTTGGAAGCGATCAGGTTGGCATAGCACAGGATGTGCTTGTACCACACGTCCTGGTTAGTGGGCGCCCGCATTTCGCTGGGCTTGAACCACACACCAGACAGGTACTTCAACCAGATGTACTTCATGTTGACAAAGTACATGTAGGTGGCGGTGCAGTTAGCCGAGTACGCCATCGGCGTACCCTTGAACATCAAGTTCTGGAATCCTGCATCAGCCATCTTCGGGTCTTCGAACCTCTGGTTGGCCTGAATCAGCGACTCGTACTTCGCATGGAGTGTCGCGGTGGTGAAGATGTTGGTCGGATGATCGTTACCTTCCGAGATGGTGTTGTACAGGGTGACCATTGCGGCCACCGTGAGGGCACCACCCATTCCAGTTTCGGTCGAGCGCCAATAGGCACCGCTCGCAGCGGTCCTGTCAATCCCACCGAAGTCCCCCCATGACGGGTCAGACGCGTCGATGATGCACTCCAGGCCATACATGTCCTTGCCAGCGTTACCAGAACCATCACCGAAGAACATGATCTCAAGCTCTTCGCTCATGGTCAACTCCAGTTGCTGCAGCCGAGCGTCGAGTAGGGAGAGCAGAGCCGAGCGGCCCCTGTTCTTCGCCATCTCGATACCCTCCATGGAGAACAGACCGTAGTACTGCTTCCAGGGGAACTCGACGGCAGAGATACCACTGTTGGGATTGGTCGTGAACGGGTCGGCTCCCGAATAGGAACCCTTGTTCGTGGCCAGGCCATACACCAGGGGCTGCACGATCTTCTCGCCGCCCTCCTGGTTCTGGATGCGCGCCGCGTTCTTCAACACCCAGAGTAGAGGCTTCGACGTGAACACGTTGTCGGCCAGAGTCGGGATGTAGTGCTTCAGCGTGGTAGCAAGCAGACCATCAGTGCCGTAGGTTGCATTAGGCATCTATAAGTGACCCTCCTTTCTTGGGGATACTAGGGGGAGGCCCCTAGCTCTTGGAGCGCCAAGTTCAGAGCCATCTCGGGAGTCATCTTGCCCTTCGGCACCTGCAGTCCCTCGTCTTGAGGAACAGCGGTGGGCCGCTGGGTTGCCGACCCCTTCGCGTTCTTCTGCTTGAGCAACTTCTGACTGCCACGGTAGAGCAGGGCCTGGAACACGAAATCCAGGTCCGCCGAGTTCTGCTTCTGAGCCTCCTGCAGAATCAGGATGCGATGCTCAGGAGACAGCTTCGTAGCGTACTTCTCTTCCAGGGTGCCGAAGGCAGCCTCAACTCGGGCCACGGCCTCGGCCTGCTGCGCCTGCTTGATCAGCGGATGGTCGGCCAGAGCCGCTTCGAGTCGGGTCTTGACCTCCGCTTCCACGTCGGTGTCGGTCCACAGCTTCACGTCTTTCTGCGGCACATCGTCCCCGCTGATGAGGCCAGCCTTCGCGGCCAGATAGCGGGCAAACCCTGCTGGGTCAGCCGTCAGAGACTTGTGTAGTTCGACAGCCTCGCTTACAAGCTGGCGTTCCCTGGCAAGCTCCTGCGTCTTCTTTGTGTAGTCAGCATGTCGCATGAACCCGTTCTTCATCTCACCAAAGGTGATGGTTTGGGGTCCATCGCTCGTTTCCACCACGACCTGGCGCTTCCAGAAGTCCTCGGAGCCTACATCGACCTTGGCCGACTGGTCTTCTTCGGATGGTTTCGCAGCTTCCAGCAGTGATGCTACTTCGTCTTTCGCCTCGGTGGGTTGTTCGCTCGCACCCGTGGGGGCTAGTTCGAGGTCGCCTTCCTCATTGACCGCCCAGCTTTCCAAGTCGCTGGGTTCGGGGCTTACCCCCGAGTCTGCGATGGCGGCGTCGAGTGCCTCGGATAGTGACGGAGCGATTCCGTCAGTTGGCATACGTCCTCCTTGTTGAGAAACCTTAGTCTCTCACTAGAAGAGGGCGATCAGTCGACAATACCCGCTAGGCGGGGGGGTTCTGGCCCGTGTTGAGGGCGGTGAGGGCCGCGCTGGGCGGCATGGCTGCAGCCAGATTCGGCTGACCCTGCAACAGGGATGACAGGTCGCCACCGCCCGTCTGCTGGCCCATGCCAGGCGGCTGCTGCGGCTGCTGCATCATCGGCTGCTGCGGCACCTCTCGGAACATCTCGTCCAGGTTGGTGATCCCCGACGCCTCGAACCACTGTTCGTACAACTTCCGCAGGTTCAGCACCACCCCGTACTGGGCAAGGACGGGGGCAAGCTGGGTGCATTGCACGGCCATCTCGCGGTACTTCTGCTCCTTGAAGATCGGGTTGCGAAGCTCCGTCGAGTTCTGCAGAACCTCGACTGTGTACAGACCCTTGAACAGGTCTGGACCCAGGTTCAGTTCCGTCTGGTCGGACATCTGCATGCCCTGGGCCTCCAACACCATCACCTCAGGGTTGGCGCCCCTCGCCTGCAGATCGGCCATGTGTTCACCCGCCATGGCCGTGTTGATCGCCTGGGCATCACGCCCCGAGATGAGCATGTTCATCTCTTCGTAGTCGGTGAGCGGGAACACGTCAGCCGCCATGTCCAGCACGATGGCGGCGATCTGACGGGTGAAGACCTCCACCTTGCGCAGCTTGTGCGCCGTCTTGATGTTCGACGCACCCTCGATGATGCTGGCCTCGGTGGCGGTGCGCCTGATCTCGGGGGTGGCGCCCCGCAGGTACTCGTTCACCCCCGTGACCTCGTACACGTCGCGGGTGATCAACTCGGACACGTTGTACTGCTCAGAGGTGAGAGGGGTGAGGCCGACCGCGGCGATCACGTCGGACAGCGGACGGTCCCCCTTGATCTTCACCATCTGGTTGACCACCTGGGAGGACAGGGCATCCTCTGTCTCCGCGTCCAGTGCGTCGGACTTCACCAGGAACTTGGGGATGTTGCGTCGGCGGTGGGTGAGCATCTGGGAGCGAGACTTGTTCAACTCCGTCTGCAGCGACCATATCTGCTCAAGCTCGCCCATGTGGTAGGGCTGCTTAGGCAGCCAGTGGTTGGTCAGGTTGACGATCGGGCAGCGGGCGCCCTCGACCACTTTGAGCGGACGGTCGCCCTGGGCGGCGAACACGATTAGTCTGATCTCCACCTTGTCCCAGAACTCATAGAGGTCCATCCAGTGCTTGCCGTCGTCGGCGGGGCGCTGGTGCAGTTCGTCGGCAGAGCCGACCCCTTCCTCCCCGATGCCGATGAACTCGTCGGGGATGTTGTCGTAGGCGCCCGACGCCTCCAGTTCCTCGCGGTTGGTGCGGATGCGCTCGCACACCCAACGGGCGTCGTGGAAGCCCGTGGCCATCGGGTCCACCCAGATGTTCCACGGGTCCACGCGGTCAGCGAACAGGTCGCCCACCGACTTGCCCTCACGATCGGAGATGGTGAAGGAAACCTTGGCGTAGCCGTCGCCGTAGATGAGGGAGTCCTGGGCGGCCCCCTGGACGGCGCGGCCAGCGCCAGCCTCCAGGCTGCCCCACCAACGGTTCAGCCAGGCCTCCTGGGCGCGGGCGCCCGTGAGGGTGGCGTCGACCGACCAGGGGGTGATCATAAACTGGGGGTCGGCCCCCGAGATGTAGGGGACGATCGTGTTGACCGTCGAGAACGACATGTTGATAACGATCAGGTCGGCGGTCGGGTCTTGGACACCAGAAGTGGAGGGCCAGTGGTCGCCAGTGTACTGGGCTTCCGACTGCTTCCACTTGGTTTCCCGCTTCTCGGTGCGCTGCTTCTGGGCGATCAGCAGCATCTGCCGTGCGTAGCGGGTGGCCTCCACCCACTTCTCGGAGCCGAGGCCATCTTCGACCATGGTGCCAATGATCTTGGGCATTACCACTGGCGGGCGCGGGCTATCTCGCGCCCCTCCGCTTTCGCCGTGTCGATCACATCACGCGCCAACTCGGCCTGCGTGTAGTGGCCAGCGTTGTCGTTCTTCAGACGGTCGATGTTGAAGTGGACCGTCTTGGTGATGTTGCCAAACTTGGGTTCGATGACATCCATGCACTGGGGGCATTGGGCCATGGTCCCAGGGAGCCACTCCCCAGGATGCGCCCAGATGCCCTCATGTTCGATTGCATCCATCATGGTTGGGTGGGGGGCCTTGCGGCCCCCCTACCCTCCCTCCTTCTATCGACTCACAGGAACACGCAGCATGAAGGCGTCGATGTTGACGCCGCACTCTGCGGTGGCCTCGGTAGCGATCTTGAACCCAGGCGCCAGCCCCTCATCGTCGGGGATGTTCGCAGCGGTAACACAGCGAGCCTTGTATTCCCCGTTGATGAACAACTGACACTCATGCTCATGGGCCAGAATCTCCAACAGGTACCACGTTTCGGCAGCTACCACCACATCGGTGGCGGTCGCCAGGGCGGCAGAACCGTCCACGCAGACCAGGTTGAACTCGGCATCCGCCGACTCATCGTATTCGACCGACACAGAGTTGACTCCACGGCCAGCCGCATTCGCTGCGTCGAACAGGCCGAAGTTGAACTCCACGTCCACGATGGCGGGGAAGTAGACGATCGAAGCCACATAGATGGCTTGCTCGTCCCCGTCGGGCAGAATCAGGCCGTCCGCATTGACGAGGAAGAGTGACCCCTCGTCGTCAATGGCGGGCGTGGTCGGCCCAGAGTTCAGGGAAATGACCCCAGGGTGACCCTGGACGATGGCCGCAGTGCTGACAACGTGGACATCCGAGTCCGCAGCGCCAGCCACCGAAGTGATCGTCCAGCCCAACTCCCCGACCAGCCCCGTGGCGGTCGTCCCAGCGAGGAAGTCATCCCGAAGGATGACATGCTTGCGAAGGGATGCCACCGCGTCGAAGGGCGGATGAGCGATTGCGTTCAAAGGCGAGTATGACATTGCAGGCCTCCTTTCACAGTCTGAAACCCATGATTGGGTTCCTCACTTAGAAAGGAGGCCGCGTCGACAACTAGGGCTTGAAATGGACTGGACCCTTGGCCCGAACGTAGTCGGGTGAGGGTTCGTCGCCGCTCCAGACGATCGGGGCTACCTTGTCCTCATGCAAGTCGTTCTCCAGGTGGGAGCCTTCCTTGTGAGTGACTCTGGTAGGAAAGTCGGGGCTGGGCGGGTTTAGCCCCACCTCCGCGGACCCATGGTCACCGCGGGCGCCCAGGTTCTCGGGCTGACGGTAGCCCAGCCCCGACGGCTCTTCCCTCGCTGCGGGAAGAATCGGAATCGTGTCTGGATGCGTGTCGGGAATCAGTGACATGTATCCTCCTACCCACTAGGCGGGCCTGTCGACACGTTCTGCGGCAGCATCTCCCAGGAACGCTTGCTCTCCCACGACTCGTCGCGCCTTTGGCCGAGGCCCTGGTACAGGGGGGAAGACCCCTTCTGAACCGACTTGGGCATGGTGATGGCCAGCACTTCGTCCATGGTGATAGGCCGCTTCACATGGTCCTGCCACACCTGCGGGTACTTGCCGATGTCGAGGCAGGCCTGGTAGGCAATCAGGGTGGCCATGATCAGGTCGTCATGGTTGCCCTCACTAGCCGCGTAGGAGCCTGTGCCGTCCGACAGGAAGGTGCGGGCCTCGTACAGGAGCCGCGGGTCGTGCAGGGCGACCGCCCCGTCGCGGATCGCCTTAGCGAACTCGATCACCATCTTCGGCTTGGTCGCACGGTTGGTGTGCCACCCGTAGCGTGGGGTGCGATCCCCCCGCCTGATCTGGGCGAACGAGTCCATGCGGATCAGTCGTGGGTACTGCCGCATGTGCAGGTAGGTGAGGGGGACCAGCCCCTGGTTGTTGCGTTCGGGGGCGGCCAGAGCCGTGTAGTACCAGTAGGAGAGCCATTCGATCATCGACCCCAGGTCTTCCACAGGCACGTAGGCCTTCAGGGTGGCGCACATCTCCAGGGTGTTCGCATCCATCACCGTGATGGCCGAATAGTCCAGGTCTTCCAGGCCTTCGGACACGTCGGCGGCGACCACGAAGTTGGGGGGCCGCACCGACACCCCCCAGTCGTCGCGTTCCACATAGGGCCACACCCAGACATGCAACTCGAAGTCGCGGTCCTCGTCTTCGGGGATGACCGCCGCTTCGACGGCGGCTGTCACCTTGCTGCCGCTGGCTGTCTCCATGTTGAGCATCGACATGTCCAGCCGCCAGTAGGGGGGCGACCAGTCGTTGTTGGCCTCCATCAGGTCGATGGCCAGGGCGGTGCGGCCCGACTTGGCGAACGCCTCGGCAGGCGTCGACGGGTACTCCTGGTAGAACAGCCACTCGCGTCCACGGTAGCGGCGCTTCATCTGCTCGTACCACTTCTGGTCGCGGCCAGGCACCACGTTCCACGGGTGGAAGCCGCGCTCCCACTCCGAGTCGGGAAGCTCCCCATCCTGCCAGGTGTCAGCGAAGAAGTTGCCCAGCCCGTTGGCGGTGGAGAACAGGAAGAGGGGGCCGTAGGTGAGCGGGTCCAGGGCAGCGAACAGGGATTCGGCGTTCTCCATGAAGGCCGCCTCGTCCATGATCGCCCCGTAGACGGCGCGGCCACGGGCCGCTGCCGCCCCCGAATGGATGGCCGAGAAGGAACTGCCGTTATCCCAGACCAGTTCCTCCGTGTTGTCGGTGGTCAGGACAGGCCCCCGCTCCCGCATCCACGGGGGCAGCATCATGTAGGGAACCTTCACCTTGGAGAGCAGGGTCTTCTTCGCTTCATCCTCCGACTGCTGGGCGGCCAGCCACGGATGGTGCGGGTGGAAGAAGCCGTTGTGGAAGCCGAACCCGCAGGCGATCGTCGTGTAGCCGATCTGCCTGGCCTTCAGCCGTGCCTGGCGAAGCTTCGCTTCACCACGGCAGGCTGCCTCGAAGGTGCGGGTGTCACCGACCTGATAGTCGCGCAGGCCAGTGACCGAATACCCCTTGCCGATGACCTCGATATTCCAATACTTGTTCAGGAAGTATACGGGGTCTTTCGCACACTTGCGCCACTCCAACTCTTGTTGGACTTCCCGCGGAGTGGCGGGCACTTAGGAATCATCCTTGGTTATCATGGTGTGAAGCATCTCCATCAACTCGTCTTCCGACATGTCGGTCATATCGGTTTCCAACGAGGGTTCAAGCTGCTTGTTCACCCAATCCAACCACACCTTAGCAGCGGCCACACTCCGCGGGTTGTCCTTGTCGGTGGCTTGCACATACAGGGACTCCAGCACACTCTGCGCCCGCTCCACCCTATTCAGGGCACGGCCACGCTGCACTAGCTCCCGTTGCAGCCAGGGGTCTTTAGCGTAGCTCCGTAGAGTCTGGGGCGTTACCCCCAGGCTATCGGCCAGCCCGCCCTTCGTCCGCGGCTTCCGTTCCTCTTCGGGGGTGAGAAGCCACTCCAAATACTGCTCCATGTTCGCCTGCTTCTCGGGCGAACCAGTCTTCCACGACCAGTCCTGCTTCCGCTCCGTCTTGGCTATCGGACCCCTACTCATCGTCGGTACCCCCATAGGAGGCGATGTGGTCGATCCAGGTGTTGTCACAGTAGACGTAGTTGGGGTACGACGGGGGCACCCAGTAGGGATAGGACCAGCCGTAATCCTGCGGCCTGGGCTGCCCGCAGGACGGGCACTTCGGCATCGGCTGCCCACACTGGGGGCAGGTAGGCCACACATACACGTTCACATAGCTGCAAGAGTTGGCGTTGACCGCCTCATACTCATTCCTCGGATACGGGTAGGCAGGCATTATAGCTCCTTTGGAATCGACTTCGGATTTGTCTTCTCCTGATACGCCCAGTGCAACATCATGTCCTCAACGAAGTTCACCACATCCAACTCTATCCGCCAGCCCTGCAGCAGGCGCCCCATCGCCTCCGCGTCCAGCGGGATGAACGGTTCCCCAGTCCGCTTACACTCCATCCAGCGCTCCAGCAGCGGACGGTACTTCGTCCAGGTCGTCTTCGACGCCCCAGCCATCCCGCAGGGGCAATGCCACTCCAGCCACACCTGGTCGTCCATGCGGGCGAAGCCCGTCACCAGTTGCGGGGTAACCCAGTTGCCGCACAACCCGCACAGGTCCACAGGCTCCAGCGGCTCAATCGTCGTCCCAGAAACCATCATCATCCTCCAGCGAATCCCCGTCAGGGTCTTCCAGCCCGCAATCGCAGTCCTCCCAGTCCGTACCCAGCCCCGAACCGTTCTCGCAGGTGGCCGACAGGCCCGAATCCACGCCACCACCCCTACCAACAAGCCCAAACGTCGACCAGCAGGCCCTGGAAGGGCCGAAAGAGTGTACCCCACAAGGTCAAACACCGATTTACCCTCAGATTTCAGCCTACCCCCCAACATAGGCCCCCCTAGGGGGCCTGTAAGAAGTAACATACCTACCCTACAGGTATCATCCCCGCATGAGTTACTATACAGGCAGTGATAGTACCTTCAACTTAGGGTACCCCTCCCCCCTACAGGGTACCTCACATCTAAGATACGTACCAGGCCCCTTATTAGTTATTGGTTTGCTGGTCTTATAGTGAGGGGGACGGAGAAGGAAAAGATAGGTCGGTCACGACCTTAGGTCGGCCCATAGATGGCTATGCCTGACCTTTGGCTAGGGACACCTTGATCATAAGGGGTACACCATGACCACACTAGCAGTGTGCCACCATGGCCTAGTCCCCGAGTGGTGCGCTACTTGCCTGGCGCCTACCTTGAAGGCCGAGCGTGCGGCGGTGACGGACAACCGTATCCTCACAGCGGTCGAGGCCAGGATGACCTGGGCCTACGGTAGGAACGACAACGGCCAGGTGGTGCGGACCCGAAGCAAGATGGCCACGGGTGCCTTGCGCCTCGGGAACACACACAAGCGCATGAGCGTAGGCGGGCACTGGGTTGTGTCCAGGCTGGGCCGTATCAAGCCCTGCCCTGTGATGCGGACCAGCTTGGCTGGCGACGCCCCGCTCGGTAGGCCTAAGGCTGGCTCCGAGGAACTTCGGAGTGGCTGGCCGTCGGAGTACACCCGACGGGCTGCTCACTCACCTAGATAGAGAGAGGGCGCTTCGGCGCCCTTTTTCTATGCTCGGCGCACGCACCCGTAACTCCAATAATGGGGCCTATGGAATGCCCTGACAGCGGTGAATAACGAGCGATAAAGCGCCTCTTATCCCCTGCTGGGGCACTCCATAGACCCCGTAA